ATGTCAGTAATCAAAACGATTTCCCCGAACTTCTTACGTAGTGTGCTGGCAGATAATTTTGATGTTGGCGTACTGGTATCTGATGCAGACCGCCGTAAAGAGCTGGCAAACATCGAGCTTGAAGAAATAGATGTACTGATTAACCGCCTTAACGATGTGAAAGGCTACGTGAAGGATGCCCAGGAAGAACGACGCCGTGAAGCTATGGGAACTCTCAAAAATTTCTTATCAGAAACAGGGTTATTTTCATCTGTTGAAGAGCTACTGGCAGTAGTGACAGGCGGTGAGCTAGTTGATGAAATGTTGAAAGCCAAGAAGGCCAGCGAACGAAAATCCAGCAGTAGCAATAATAAATCTTTCACTGTAGTGATCGGTCAAAAGTCCTACTCAGTAGTGAACAAACAGATCCCGGCGGGCCTTCGTGATAGTGAAGCCTATCAGACGCTCATCAAATCCCGCCCAGAGATGGAAAGCGTAGAAAACCTGTTACGTGAGTACTCAACTGATTACCAGGAAGCTTACCCATACAACGCAATCTGGAACGGTAAAGAGTTCCATATGAATACTCGTGGTAAACCGAACGGGACAGCGATGAAGTACTTTGAAGAATTTAAGAAGAAAGATAAATCTGGCAAGGAAGAACGAGAATTGTTACAAGCGTTTAAAACAAAAGTTTCTGAAGATTTCACAAACAAAAAATAAATCATACGAGGCGGGTTATCCCGCCTTTTTGTCGTCTAATTTCAAGCTAAGAAGTAATTAAAATGATGTTAGACAATCGCAAGGTGTAGCCTCTAACATGCTTTAATTAACATCTAACATCATTTAATAGGAACTCGCGATGATCTAGTTTAACATCGAATAATCGTATTTTAATTTTGTTTGTGGTCTTAATTGAAGTAACCAATTTTATTATTTGTTTGCGAATGATTGGGTCTATATTCAAACCAAATCTAACGGAACGTAATTGTGAAACTTCAAAAGGATAAATTCCGGCAGGTTTCATCTTGATTACTCGGACCTCCTGTTCATATTCCCACGCTTTGGCTTTGATTAAATATGCATCGTAGCCATTTTCGCGAAAGTTTGTCAAACCTTCTGAATTGAATAACGTGGGCCTTTTTTCGGTATATTTAACATCTTGAGGTATCAAATAATCAGTAACACTATTCCATAGCCATTCCGAACTACGAAACATTTTTTCTAATTCTTCAAGAGAAGCTTGACCAAAACCTAAAACGCAACCTCGATGACAATCGGCATAATGTGCCCACATTGGTACAATATGGGGTGATTTGCTAAAACATGTTACAGAAAATTCACTTGAAGCTTCACGCCTAAATTCATCAGTGGTTAAAATCTTTGAGTTTTTGATAGCAAGTTTTCGTGGGATTCTAATATTATTGTTTTCCCCAACTCTTTTCATAAACTTTGATAAGCCCTGATTAGTAAACGCAGGGTTATAATCAAATGGATCATTAAAATCTAAAGTGTTTGTATACTTGAGTGTGAAATTACTTAACACTGTTAACGCTGTTTCACTACTCAAATATTTAAAGAAAGACTCTTTTTCCGCCATCTCGTTATACCATTTATCATGATGCCTTATATCCTGTATCATACCCAAATGTCAAAAACTACTCAAATAATTTGTAAGGTAGTACCAAAGGGGATACATTATGTGCATAGGGCCTAGTGTATCAGGAAACACACTGATATGTTGTGCTTGCTGGCGGTACAGCATGGCTCTACGTATTAGTTCTTTTTGCAGTTCAAGACTCGCTGAAGTGCTGGGTAAGATGAAAGAGATGAGGCAGAGTTACAATAGTGTTGACAAAAAACCATAGCTATTTTATTTAACTTCATCTTTTCTATAAAAACACTACACACAAATTCAACCTAGAGGTACTCGATGGAAAAAGATATCGGACTTGATCAAAGTACTATTGATAAACTGAATAATATAATATATCCACAAAAAGAATATATTGAAATCACACAAGATGCCGCCGCTTTTTTGCTAAATGACGGTGATTTTGAGGGTGTTTTTACTAAGGGTATACAGTCATGTATCGTTTGGATCTTCAAATATAATAATGGCAGTTTAATAATACATGATTCAGGCCAGCTTGAATTATTCAGTTTGCGTAAGTTAATTCAAAGCTTTGGCGTGGTTAATGATGTTGAAATTCATCATGGTCCGAGCTTCCATCAAATCGAATATTATCCAACATTAGATAAGAGAATCAAGCAACTATGCACTAAACTGAAGTGTAACCTTCCACAACTTATTGGCAATAAGAATGATACATTTGGGCTAATGTATAGTAAGGATGGACAGTTCGAGCATTACTTGCATTCAGAATCCCCACAAGGATTCATTGCTCCTGATGATATTGATATGAGAGATATTATCATTAAATTTAATAATAATTTTATTGAGCAATGTAGTCAGTCGTTGAAAGTAGATTTACAGTTTGATGGCAAAACGTATTTATATAATACGAAACCTATACATAGTGTGGATAGTGTACTTAAGGATCTTAAGAATCAGAAAGGATTCTTTTGGCATAATCTATGTTTTCTGGGGCCAGTTGTTGCGAATAAAATCATTTCATTCCCTATCTGGTTTGAGTCATTTGTTACTAGCTATATTGATTCTGCGGGTAGAGTAATAACACGTGATCCTTATGTAATAGACAGAGCCTATAACGAATTTTGCTATTTAAAAGATAAAAATAGCTGATTACTTTAAGGGGGGATGACCCCCTTTCTACACATTGCCATTATATTAAAATGGCAACTCTCCCTGCATATCAACAAACCAATCATCCTCGTGCAGCTTCTTCATGCGATCCTGATCGCTGTCATAACCCAGGGCATCCAGTACTGAATCATAAAACCCATCACCCACAAACATGTAAGCATCTTTCTCGATAGTACCTAACCAGTACTTACCCGCCTGGTTTTGAAACAGAACCTTCTCGCCTATTTTCAAATGCTCCAGCCCTTTTGCTTGTCACTTATGGACCATTAGATCTGGTGGTCCAGCGTGATAAAGGTTGACTAAGTACAGATAAAAAATGATCTATATCAGTAACTTATATCATTTTACGGTGAAAGCAATGCAGCAATACATAGCACAACCCATTACAACGCCCGATGGACGGTTGCTTGGGGTTGAGATACAGCAGCGGGATAAGAACGAGCTAGACAACATTGAACAGAAACGCTCAAGCCTCTACGACATGCTCACGGCCATTGGAACAAAGGCAGAGTACTTTGAACGTAATAAACTCATCTGTTCCGTATCCATTGCAGACAGGGATACGGCAGTACTCCTAACCTACGATCCAGTACTCAGAGCAGTACTTGCCCGGTTGCCGTTCATCGCATTGCAGATAGCATCCAACATACATCAAGTGCTTCCAGAGCTAACCAGGGGGACTAATCCCGTATGGCTTGATGGTGTAGGGGGTAATGTTCCTTTCACGCAATCTTGCGATGTGGTGATACTGGATGAGGCATTTACCCGTACTGAGATCGAGAAAGATACCTTTCCGTTGCTGATTAAAAATATACGCCGTTTTTCGGACAAAGTGATCATTAAGGCAAGTGATGCCAGTACTCGCCGTACCCTACATGATACGGGTGTGTGGGGTGTGATAGGGATGTACAAGAAAATTTCATTTAGCAAAGTTCATACGCTGATGTAGCTAAATAAAAATAAAAAAGGAACAATATGAAGAAATTTCTATTAATCATCGCACTATTAATTACTGGCTGTACTGCACATCATAGCTTTATGGATAACGCAATGGTGGGATATGTTGATAGTAGGGCGGTAGTGATGTTCCCTGCTGGAGAACGTAACGGTGTTAAGTACTACCGCCCACAGTTTGCTAGTGAATGCCCCTATAACAAGTACTATCAGAATGATGATAGCAGTACTGGCTGCATGGTTAGGGAATCACGTATTGCTGATCTCAGGCCATACAGGCAGCATGTACCGACAGTAACCGCAAAAGATAGTAGTACTATTCATGATTCATTAAATGATGTTAATTCAACAATCAAAATCCCCGATAGTATCTAATAATAATGCCGTAAGTCATAAAGACCAACGGCATACATCTTACTTGCGGTACTCATAGTATAACTTCAAGTGTTTACCTTTATCATAGTACTTATGTAAGAGGCTAATCGCTAAACTATAAGGTGTTTCTATTTCGGGTTTACATAAGGAATGTTGACTGCGAGTTAAGTTACTAATAAGACTTTCGATTGGTTGTGAAATTGGCGGTACATTTTTATCACCGATGCGACCCTCATTCTCTTCAAAACTTTCAAAATGTGGGGGTGATCGTTTAAGAATTTCTTCTAGATACATAGTAATGTTATGAATACGGATAAATGTAGCTTTATGAGCATTGAGTAACTCAAGAAGAATTTGCATTCTGTCGATTTTTAAATGCCAGCCGTAAATTTCCAAATCATTTAAAATACTAAGAATTTGACTCTCAAGCTTATAGCTATTTTTGAGTCTCTGTTTCAAGTCTTTAAGATCTCGATTCAATGTGACATTTAAATTGCTTTCTTCATCATCATTTTGTAAAACACCGTTTCCCCCAGCTATGTAACTAGCTACTTCAATATCCAGAACATTAATAGATGAAAGGTTAAGGTTGCTTTGAAGCTGAGGCAATAGTTCTAGGTGCAGTTTCTTCACTAGAACATAACCATCTTTCTTAATAATATCTGTAAAGTAATCCCTCGCTAAGAGAAAACCCTTAAAAGCTGCTCCTGCCATGACCCAATCTGCTAAATTGCCTGTGTAGTTATACCAATCCATATATGATCCAATCTTAGTAAGGAATTTTTCTGAGAATAAGATATTTGAAAATAAAATGCAACTGAGGCAGATCTATCAATATTGATAGATATATAATTAACATCCCCCTAAAGATTTGAGGGATGTAACTTAAAATATGAATTCCGCATTTAGAGAAGGATGTTAACTCTTATCAATCGAGATCTCTTCATATAGTGATGCAACTAATATGTTAATATTATCATTTATTATTTCAACGCTTTTGGATGCACGGATAGCAACTTGATAAGCATTCGTATAGTCTTCAAGTTCGGGTGTGTATATACGCTCTTTCCATTGTTCAAGAAGTAAGATGCTTTCATGGAGCTGCCATATGTTACCTTTTATTTTCTCATTTATGAAAATAGAGTAATTTATTAAAAAAGTAGATATTTCATTTTTGATAATATTGCTTTGAAGTACTAAACTAGTGTTGAATTCATCTACATCAGCCGGGAAAGATATGCTAGCGGGAGAAACAATCGACTCAAAAAATTGTAGTAGAGGTTTGATCAGTTCACGTTTTTCCTTGAGGTCTTGTTCAGTAATCTTAAAAAGGAATTGCTGCTTACTCTCTTTCAACTTACTTTTGTTATTGTTGGATTGAATGAGATAAGAGATTACGCCAGTAATTAAAGAGCCGAAAATAGTACCAATTACACTTATATTTTCCGAAAGGAAACCTAAGAAGGTAAGATTGGTAATGTTATGTACAGTCATTTTGCTTTATCCATCATTTCGATAATAAGCTTTTTAGTTTCAATAGAGCAAAGTGCTACATAAGTTTCTTCATCATCAGCCTGTACCTTTTCAATACGATTACCTAGTTCATTGATGAAATCTTTACTCTTAACAAGTTCGATGATTGATTGTGCAAATTCTGCCTTCTTCTCTGATGAGTACAATGAAGGTACATAAGAACGAACGGCTAAGGTAGTTGCATTCCATTGCTTTGGTGTAACAGCTTCATCAGTTGCCTTCTTTAAATCCTCTTTGCTCTTAGTTTTGAAAAGACGGCGGTAGGCAAAAGAAAAAGCGAAAATGATAGCATCAATGATTTGAACTTGAACAGACTTAGGTAACTTTAGAAACAAATCAAAGAACTGACGAATATAGGAAAACATCTAGAGTGCCTCATATGTATGGGAAAGTTAAAGATTATCATGAAGTACTTTGCAAAGCTAATGCAAATGATAAATATCATATACAAGTCACTTTCAATTAATAAAAAGGTACTCCCAGAAATTTTCAAAAGACCGCGTGGATTTCGCCACGCGATCTTTAATTTGTATGTGATATTATAACAATACCCACGACAGGAAATGCATACATTATTCATTTTATATGCAAGTGGGAAGCAAAGGAAAAAAATAAATGACTAAAAGAGCAAGAACAACCGGGCTAACGATAAAGTACGCCGAACTTGCCGCTATGTATGGTTATGATCCCAGTGTTGTTAGCCGTGACTGGGTGGCACGTGGATTAGATTGCACAAAGACAATGCCCGAAATAACTCAATGGGTAATAGAAAATATCCTTAACCCTCTTAGAAATACAGATACCAAAGAACTAATTGAGAAAGAGAGATATCGTAAGTTAAAAGCAGAAGCTGCAATAGCTGAAATAGAATTAGAAGAGAAGAACGGCGAGGTGGTCAGTACTGTCTACATAGAGCAAGTACTAACACAATACTTGTTCCAGGTAAAAACAGCAATGCGTGCAATCCCATCAAAAGTCTATCTAGAATTATTTGCACAGACTGACGCTAAAGATCTAAGGGATAGATTAAAACAAGAAATAGACAGTACTTTGTACCAATTAGGCTCGATGGAATTTGAGCTACCGGAAGATATGGAAATCATGGAAGATGAATACGAACAAGATAAAAGTAACAAGGATACTAGCGAAGATATTACCGACGATTCGCCCGCCGAAGATTCAGAAAACAAGTGAGTGGATTAGTAATGGTGTAGTTAAGTTTGTTGACGGTCCTAATATGGGTCTTGATTGGGTTCCTTTCTCATTCCAAAAAGAACCTATGGATATTGCACAGGAGCGATCGACAAAGAAGATAGTACTCCAGAGTTGTTCACAGCTCCTCAAAACGACCATTTTACAATCAATCGCTTTTGACCTAATTGCAAATAATTCTTGTAACCTTGCATTTGGATCAAGTAGTGAATCCGAAATAAAGAAATTTAAAGATGGTAAATTCATGCCAGCCATCGAAACCAGTGAAGTACTGGCACCCTTAGTGACAGACAAAAATAATAAAAATGCTGCGAATAATTCGAAGCAAACGCAGCTCGTAAACGGAACTTTCATATATTGGTTAAATTTAAATACCCCAGGAAATCTTCGCGGTATCACTTGCCGGGTAGTATTGCTTGATGAAGTTTCAAACGTAGAAATTACAGATGAAGGTAATGCAATCAAGTTGGCAGAGGCCAGAACAAGTACTTTCGGTGATGATGCACTTGTAGTTGTTTCCAGTACTCCCCTCTATAAAGATGATTTGATTAATGCTGAATACAATTTGTCAGATCAAAGACGGTACTTTGTCACTCATACTTGTGGTCATGAATATACTTTTGAATGGGAACAGGTAGCATTTAGCTTTAAGCAATTAGAGAATGGTAGATCAATACCAGACAGTACTACTACCCGTTTGCTATGTCCCCATTGTGAAGCAGTAATAGACGAACATACACGGCATCAGATGGTGAATAAGGGGCGATGGATCGCAACTAACCCAAATGGTGAGAAGGGTGTAGTGGGGTATATGATCAGCCGTATGTACTCTCCGCTTAATTCAATCGAGGAAATGGTAAGTAAGTTTGCAGATGCTCTATACAATTTCAACCTACAAACATTCTATAACAATGAATTAGGTTTGCCGTTCGAAGATGAATACCAGAAAGAATTAGATGTAATCCAGCTAGAATCATTACGTGAAGATGAATTTAACTTACAAGCAATACCAGATAGCGTACTTGGGATCTGTATCGGCGTTGACCAGCAGAATGACAGACTGGAAGCTACGATACTGGGCTTTGATGAGAAGAATATATATGTATTAGGGCATGAGATCTTTTACGGTCACGATTGTACTAAGATTGAATCGCCTGCATGGGCAGAACTAGATGTATTTTGTAGGCAACAGTTTAAAACTGTAAGCGGTAGAGATATACCAACATTAGCAGTATTCGTTGATAGTTCTAACGGTAATGCAACGGCTACAGTACGGACATGGGTAAGAAAATCTTCTAAGTATCACCCTATCAAGGGCAGATCTACAACTACTGGCGAACTATTCAAGGCCAGTACAGAAGCAAAATATCCTCTACTTCTATTAAACGTACATGAACAGAAAAATAATATACGTAAACTTTTAAATTTAATGTTATCAGAGAGTCCAGAAGATTCACCAACTCAGTTACGTTTCAGTAGTTCGCTACCTTCAGATTATTTTGAACAGCTTAGTGCCGAAGAGCTGAAGCCAGCAGGGGGTAAATTAGTTTGGCGACTTAAGAAAAGCCAGAAGCGTAACGAAGCATTAGACTGTTTAGTGTATGCAATGATAGCGATCAGCTATTCCCTATCTGCACCAGTGATAGGTACTAGCCAACCTTTCAGAAGATTACGTGATCACAAATCTAAAGCAGAGAAAGATATAACTAAAACTATAAATAAAGCAGAAGAACCAATTCCCAAAACAGAAAAAAGAAAAACGTCTAGACGTACTGGAATGGGTAGTAACTGGTTCGGTAAATGATAAGGATATCGAATGGCATTATTACCAGAAAAGATTTATATGGTCACACAACCATATGAATTTACGGTAATGGTTCCCGCTAAAACAATTCTTGTAGTTAGTTTTACATCATCCGGTCTTAGTACTTCACTAGATAATTTACAGTCTGATACTTCAAAAGAATTTATTCTCCCATTGGCGATTAGTACGGCAAGCGAAATGCTATTTTGTACGCAAATTACTAATAACAATGTGAGTACTTTTACTTCTGAAGTTATCAACCCTGTATTGCATACTTCTGAATATGCTAAACTAAAACAAATGATTGATGAAATTGATGCAGTAATTGCCAATAAGATTAGTGGTGGGGCTAATTACAGTATAACAATCAATAATAAAACATTAGTAAGTGAATCTCTAAACTCCCTTGAAACCATGCGTGAACGCTACGTAAAGCGTGCTAATGCCTTATGGGCAAAGATGAACGGTCTTAACGTATCGGGTAATGGCAGGCCATTCAAGAGTATCACCGTGTTTAAGCCTAACACGTGGAGGACTCGCTAATGTTTTGGAATAATAAAAAACAAAAAGAAGTACTCCCAGAGATTAAACCAACTGCACAGAATCAACGCTCTGTAAAATCTAGCTCTCTGAAGAAAGATTTACAGGCAGTACGTAATACCTCTGTACTGAATTTTGGATTTAATTCAAATAGCGGTACAAATATCAACTACATTCTGATGAGATCATTAGCTACCTTTAGGGCTTTTAGCAGGGATGCAGTACTGAAAAACCCTATTGGACGAAAGTACATGAATTTATCGGTAGATGGTGTAGTTGGTAGTGATGGCATCTATCTTAAGCCTGCTGTAGAGCTAGACAAAGATGAAGAAGAACTCCATCAGATCAACAATACTTTAGAAAAGCTTTTTGACCGATGGGCATATTACGCTACTAACTTTAGTCTTGATGGTTCAATGTCTTTTGATAATTTTCAGCAAGTTTGCGAGAAGCTACGTATTCAGGATGGTGAAGTATTTGTAAGGATTCATAATATTGACGGCATGATTAAGATAGAAATCATCGATGCAGCTCGATTAACACAGGCTAATAACCAGTGGCTACCATCAGGTAACTTTATTAGTAACGGTATCGAATTTGATAAGTATCACCGCCCCGTTAACTACTTTTTCTGTGCTTACAATCCTGTAACTTATAACTATGACACAACTAATTATGAAGTAATTCCTGCTTCTGAAATCTGCCATTACTTTATTGCTGATGGGATTCAGGAACGCGGCATTCCAGATATGGTAGCAACGAGTAAACTAATGGAAGATCTTAAGAACTTTACAGAGGCAGCGTTAACAGCGAAGCGTGTTAGTGCTTCAAGCATGGCATTCATAACCAATAATAGTGATACCTCACAGGTCGATCTGGTAGATGGTAGTCGCGATGAAGTTACGCCTGTTTACACCGAATATTTTGAGGCCGGTTTTATAGGGGAATTAGGTAACAATCAGGATATCAAAACAATTTCTCCAGCTAATGGCGTAGATGGTATAGATCAATTTACTAATGAATTAATGAATCAGATTAGTATGGGCTTGAATGTTACTAAGCAAGCACTTCTCTCTGATACTTCAAATGCATCATTCAGTGCTGCACGATTAACTGAAAAGTTACAGCAAACTACATTCCGTACCCGTACTAATGTTCTTATTAGCAAAGTACTAAAGCCGATTTATATCGCCTGGTTGAAGAATGAGATGCTAAATAATACCAAATTAAACTTAAGTTTCTCAGATTTCGATGATCTATGTTGTGCTCGTTATATCCCACAGAAGCCTATTTCGCTCGATCCTGTTAAGGATATTGAAGCAGAAGTTATGCAACTTGATGCAGGGCTAAAGAGTAAAACACAAGTAATTGCAGAGTTAGGAGGTGATCCACGCAAAGTAATGGAAGAAATCGCAAAAGAGAAAGGTGATAAGGAAGATATCCAGGATGGAAATCAGGAACAACAACAAGAGGGAACTAACGATACCCCTACAGGCGATTGATATTGAATCGCGAACCGTTGAAATTGCATTTTGTAGCGAATTGCCAGCAAAGCGTAAAATCAATGACAAAGACTATAATGAAATTCTTTTATGTAGTACTGAACACGTAGATCTTCGTAGATTAAATCAGAATGCCGCATTGCTATGGAATCATGATCCTGATGCTATTATTGGATCGGTTCTTAATGCACGCATGGATTCAGATCGAATTGGCCGGGCTACAGTTCGTATTAGTAATACTGCTGAAAATATTTGGCAGATGATTCTAGAGGGAACATTAACACATATTAGCGTTGGGTATTTTATCAATGATTATCGTATTGATGGTGACAATATCATTGTAACGAGTTTTACCCCCTACGAAATTAGCTGGGTAACTATCCCTGTTGATCCTACCGTTGGGATAGGTCGTAGTCTTGATCCTAATGAAAACCCAATTGAATTGGAAACACTAAATAGTACTAGTGAAACAATTCAAGAGGGTGAACTCATGGAAGAGAATACTCAGGATATTAATGAACCTGAAAATGAACACGTAGAAGCTGAAGTCGTTCAAGAAGAAGTACAGGAAGAAGTACTCGAAAATGAACAAGAAGAAGCTGAAGTAGTTCTCGAAGAACAAACTCGTGCATTACAAAGTGATGATGAAATATTAGCAATCATTGCAAGTCGTCCAGACCTGCTAAATAAGCTAAACAGTACTGAAGAACCACTAAATAGTAATGAATTAACTAATACTGAAAATGAACGTCAGCTAGAGCTAACTTCTATCGGTAAAGTACTAAATATTGATGTGTCGGATGCAATCGCTAAAGGAATTAGCGTAACCGACTTCAAACGTCAAATTAATGAAAATAAAAATATCAAGGATGATAAAATGAAAAAAGATTTTACTCTAAAAAATGGCCTACGTTCATTTGCAAATGAAGAAGATATGTCTGCATTCGAACAGGGCAAACGTGGTTTGGTAGTCCCTACTAGTGCACTACGTGCTGTTAATACTACTGTCGGTGCTAATCTAATTCAAGAAACTATTGATTACGATTCATACATCGATATCCTTCGTGCTAATTCAGTACTAGCAAACTTCCCAATTACTGTGATCAGTGGTCTTGAAGGTGACGGAAAGCTATCTCTACCTGCACTTAACTCTGATTTTACTGATGCTTTCGGTTTCATTGAAGAAGATGGTAAATCCCCAGAAGCAACCCCAGCATATGGTAAAGTGACACTAGAGCCGAAAGATTTTACCGGTTCTGTTTATCTAACTCGTATTATGATGAAATCTACTGATGCTGCTGAACGTTATACTACCGATGCAATGATTAAAGGTGCGTCCTCAAGTCTTGAAAAAGATGTAATGGCTAAAGTAGTTTCCGAAGCGGTTAAAGAAGGTAACGTTAAAGAAGTTCCAGCACTATCTAACATTGATTTTGACGCAGTAGTGGATGCAATGGGTGAGCTAGGTTCTAATAATGTAGTTAGTTCTAAAGTTGTTGCTGTTATGTCGCCAAAAACACGTGCAGCTCTACGTAAGCAGGTAATTAAAGGAAATACCAGTGCTAAGTTCCTTGTAGAAGGCCAGGGTACTTCACAATTACTAGCGGGTGAGATTCCAGTAATCGAAAGTACTCTAGTAGCAGATGATCAAGTAATTTTGGGTGACTTTTCCCAAATCGTAATCGCACAATGGGGTTCAGATGTTGAGCTGGATAAGGATGAAACTACTTCACGTGATCGTGGTGGTCTTTATTTGCGAATCTGGGCAACTATCAACTATGCCCTAGCACGTCCAGAAGCATTCTACGTTCTACGTGTTGGAGCATAATGAATGAGAGCATTTAAGGATACACAATGTGATGTGTTTCTAAATGCTTTCGGTCAATCAATCCAAACTTCTACGGGAAGTACTTTTACTGGAATTGTAGAAGTACTTCCCGTTTCTATTGATGCGGTTGGTGGATTTATTGAAAGCACAGAAACATATGTAAGCATGAAACATGAAGATTTAACTACAGCAAATGTAGCACTTAATACAATTCTTATTATTAATGGTGTGCATTATGTGGTTTACAATATCGAAAATGATCATTCAGGAATGGTAAACGTATTCTATCGTACTGAACAAGGTCAATCCTTCGCAGAGGATTACTAATGGAACTAGTAAAAAAAGTTCGGCAGGTCATGAAGTTACTTATCAATGCCGATAAAAATATGACTACATCAAGGTATAAAGATGTTTTAAATGAGATAGCATTTCATTTCAGTTTTGAAAGTTTAGCTTTTGGTTCATCTCGCAAATCGGGATTGTTTACTATTCAGTACTTGGTAAGTCCAAAACCAGATAGTGGCAATACTGCACCATCAGTACAATATGATCAGATTATTAGTACTTTCGATAGGGAGAAAGCTAAAGCATTTAAAGATGCAGGTTTGATTATCCTTTCATGTACATATGAGCAAGGGGATATTGTGACCGATCCAGTATCTGGCTCTGTTAGTCTTGCCTTTACCATAAATATTCATGTTGCAGAAAAATCAAAATAATAAGGGAATATTCATGGCAGACATTTATACGGGTAATGGTCTTACATTATCCTACAACACAGATACGGGTAACCGTTCACCACAGGGAATAGGTAATGTAACTATCAATAATGTAGCAGTATTCCCCTCTCTACAAATTCAATCAAGAACAACAGAAATTGAGACATACGATAGTGAATACAGTTCTATACTCCTAGCTGAACAAGATACTGCACCATTAGATATTGTCGTTAATTATACAGGAGATGAATCACAGCTCTTTATGGATGAGTGCACCGAAAATCAGGAAGAATTTCAGCTCATCATTAATTATCGCCAGAGTGAAGGTACTGTAGATTATGCGATCCTTAATGGGGTTATAAGTGCCTCGATGCTCAATGGTGATCAAAATTCGGCAGTAACTAAGACCTATACCTTCCAACCCACTGAAGTTGTCAGCCGGGTAGTAACGGCAAACTCTCTACAGCCTCTTATGCAGGGCGATTATGGCGTTGGCAGTAATGGTAGTGATGTTCCTCAGTATGAGACTGACGTAGTAACCGGGAACGGCTTTATCAAAGTACCTTCAGGTATGGCGGGAAATCCAGCCAGTACTGATCTCATGGGCGTAGGTTTTGTAGATGCGGAAAGCACAGCATCCATAGCAATGACAAAAGCCGGTAGTTTAGGGATCTTTGCACGTAACCAGAATACTGCATGGACTCGTATCTATACCGCTACTCAAATGGATGCACGGTATGTACCTCTTACCAGAACAGTAAACCGTAAGCCCCTAACTACTGACATTGTACTGACGCCTGGTGATGTTGGGGCAGTACCAGTAGAACGTACTGTAAATGGATATGATCTGAGTAAGGATGTAGTACTAGGCAAGAGTGATGTAGGTCTGTCTGAGGTACAGAACGCGAAGCAGCTCGTGCAGGCCAGCAATCTCAGTGATGTACCAGACGTTCCCACAGCACGTAATAATCTGGGCTTGGGTTCGATGGCTACACAAAACGCAGACCGGGTATCGATCACCGGGGGCAATGCAACATTCAACAGTAGTGCTAACAATCCTCTTACGCTCTTATCAGCTAACCCTACTATCAAGTTTCAGGATACGGACGCTGGCAGTACTCCCTATGTGATCGTTAATGACCTACAGTCATTCCGCATTCAGGAGACCAATACCGGGGGAGCTAACGTTTTCTCCTATGATGCAGGAAATAAAACATCCGTTATCAATAAATTAGTGTTGGCTAATGCACTAGGGGTGGAATCTGGCGGTACGGGAGCCAGTACGGCAGCGGGGGCACGAAGTAACCTTGACGTGTATAGCAAGTACGAGAGTGATGTACGCTACGTAGACGGTACTGGCGATACTATGACTGGACAGTTAACAGTTCCTACATCACAAGGGGTTCGTACTGCTGCGAATGGTGCAATGTGGGCTTCGCTATCAAGCGAATCATCCCATGCAATGATCTGGCGTCATAACTACGATAGATCTATTAAAGCAGATGAATTTTTCGGTATTAACAGTAGTTCACAACTATTATTCCGTCAGGCTGTAGATAGTATGGGTAATGCTGTTGATAGAAAAATATACCATACTGGTTTTATCCCTACTGCAAAAGAAGTTGGAGCATTTGGTAGTAGTGTTAATGCATTACAAGCTGGAAATAATCTAAATGCTTTTGATGGTACGTTAGAAGGGAAGTACTACTGTAATTACAATGCAAATGCTACCTCTGCTAATAATTATCCAATTCAGGTGGCGGGTGTATTACTTGTTTATCAGAACAGTGCAATTACTCCTAACTCATGTACGCAATTATACTATCCATTTGAGCGTGACGAAATTTATATGCGTCGTTGCTACTATAGTTCTACTTCATCCGGCAATGTCTGGAGTCCCTGGGTCCGTACTTATGGTACAGCCGCAGACAGACGCAGTGATATGGGTCTTGGTAACAGTGCAGTACTGAACGTTGGTACAGCAGCGGGTACAGTGGCAGCGGGTAATGATGCGAGGCTCTCTACCATTGATGGTAAATCTGGTGGTGCTATTACTGGTAATCTCTATGCATCTCAGAGTAATGCCATTGGTGTACTTACTCAGACTGGCGGCAATAAAACAATTATTCTTCAGAATGCTTCTGGTGATGGTGTCACTGGTGGTTATGCAAATAATATTACAGGTAACTGGTATAGAGATTACTGGCAATTAGGGCTTGTACGATCAGGTACAGCAGCTATGACTAATATTCAAATGAATGTTGTATCACCAGAGTTAGGACAGGCAGCAAGTTTTATGTGGTATCCAAATGGTGTATCCCATTCTGAAAAACATACCGCAGCCCCTATGCCTGGGTCATGGAATAATCCAGGTCAAAGCTCATCAAGCCCATACTTCGTTAAAACTGCAATCGGTAATGACTCAGGATTCGCCCCTGGGATTACAGTTTCAACTCAGGCAACTACTGGATATGCATTATCTGCAACATTAGGCGTAATTTCTGGCGGTACATCAGCCTGGCCTAGTGTTGGCTTGTACTGTCTCGGAGATAATACATACGGTCGTGCATTCATCATCAACCCTGTTAATGGAGATATCAGTACATGGGCGTCTGGTGGTGGTTTCGATGGTCAAAGTTACATTTACCAGAAGAATCCAAATTGTGATATCAAATTAAAAGACGACGTTGATTACACTGATGGTAAAGCAGCTTTTGACAATATCATGCAGATCAAGCCAGCTACATATATATATAAAGCAGATGAAAAGCGTCGTGTTCGTCGTGGTGTAATTGCACAAGATATGCAGGAGATTGATCCAGAGTATGTGAAGCTTCTTAAGTTCAATGAAGAAATGGAAGATGAAGAAACTACTGAACAGCTTACCTTAGATAGTAATCCAATCATGCTAGATAACCTTCTTGCTACTAATTATCTGGGTAATATGGTGCTTGAACAGCAAAAGCAAATTGAAGAGCTAAAAGCTTTAGTGCAATCACTACTTGACAATAAATAAATACAATCGGGGTGAATGGATTTTACCCCATAATTAAAATTATATAAGGATATATAAAATGGCAATGGATATTTTTTCTGGTGCAAATCTTGTAGTTGAATTGGGTACAGCAGGGGCTACCGTAGCTACCGATTTTAAACAAGTGCCAGAAGTTGCGGCATTTACTGCTTCTGGTTTCGAAAGTACTGTAATCGATGTAGTGACTTTTAATAGTAAATACAATCGCAAACTATTAGGTACGAAGAGCATTCCAGATATCGAATTGAAAGTAAATTTCATTCCAGATAATGAAATGCATGAAAAATTAGAGCAATTAGCAGCTGATCAAAAACGCTGCCAGGTACGCTTAAGTTACTATGAGGACGAAACCCACACCACAGGCTTTTATGTAGTGTATACATGTTTCGTGTCCAGTACTACTCTTGCCGGAAACAAGGATGAAACAATTACTAAGTCCTATAACTTAGCTGTAGATGGCGGGGAAGTTAAGAGCGGTATTCTACCAGAAGCTTAATAAAGAAATAAATAAAGGGAAGGCGGAAGCTTTCCCTTTTTACTGGAGAATACTAAATGAATTTAAACGAACTAAAAAATAAATTACAACCTAAACTACATGCTTTTGATATTGAAGATACAACTATCTATATCCATCGTCCTACTGGTCGGGATTTTGAGCATTGTACCGACATCAAAAATACTCTAATTCTGTGTGTGAAAGATGAGAACGGTGATCCGATTTTTTCGGGTGAAGATATCGATGGGCGTATTAATGTTAACGCTATTGATTTTGTAATGCAGAACGAAATCTATGCTGCAATCATTGCATTGGTTAGTAATAGTAATACAGTAGATGAAATTGAAAAAAAGTAAGAGGTGATAACCAATTAAAGTACTTCTGCAAAATGGTTAATAAGCGAGGTTTATCACCAGAAGAGTACTATAACCTGGATAGTGAAGTACTCGATATGCTTATGATTTACGATGCTTATATAGAACCTTCCGGTACTTATGTTGATATGTTGTTTCATGCTCATAGTAGCTATATCACCTCGATCAATAATCCCAATATGACCAGTGAATCACGTAAAAAAATCACTGTTAAGGATTTTGATTTTCTGGATATTCTCAGTACTGAAAACCTATCAACTCTTGAAAAAGCTGAGAAGCGAGAGGCTGAGAATCAAGAGAAGCAAGCTAATAACATTCACGCATTGGGTGAATATATAAAAAGAAAAGCATTAGGAAAAAAATAAGAATGACAAATAATAATAGAATCCGATTCGATATTGATGGTGATACGTCCGGTCTGAATCGGGCTTTACGTGATGGTGAGAATGCATTACGTGATTTTGGAGATAATGCGGGTGGGATTGTTGGTGATCTTACAAGCCGTTTCGGCGGTATGGCAGGGGGATTTGCTACAGCAATGACCGGTTTAGCCGGGGCTACTGCTATAGGGATCGGCGGTCTAACTGCTATGGTCAATTCCAGTCGTGAATATGTCCGTGAAATGAACGAGATTAGCCGTAGTACTGGATTATCAGTGGTACAGCTTCAGCAGCTCAGTAGTGCTTTTGCAGGACTGGGACTACAGATCGATAAGCTTGGGGATTTCAATAAAGACACCCTTGATAAGCTTGGGGATAGTTTCAGGGCTGGCGGTGGTGTTGCAGATGATTTGAAAGAGTATGGATTAAACCTACAGGACTACAACAAGTATCTGAAACAGGCAGACGGTGGTATGAAAGCAGTTATTCATACCTTCTATGCTATGCGTGATGCTGGTAAGTCTCAGGCTGAGATAGTGAACGTCATGGAAACGCTTGCCTCAGACTCATCTCACATGATCAGTACCTTGCAACAATTCAAGAATGAAACTGAGGCAATGAACTATGTGCAGAGCCAGAACGCCGCAGTAAGTAACGAGGCCGCACAGAACTATGCAGAGTTTGATAAGAATCTGGGTAAGCTAACTACCCAGCTCAAGGGAACGGTTGCTGATGGTCTTAACCCCCTTGTCAACGCAATGAATGCATTAATCGACGCAGCTAACCAAAAACCACATGAAGCAGGATTATTTGAAGATCTCAATGAGCGTATCAAAACCTCGAAGGGGTCATTGCAGGATATGTTAGATATCTGGCAGCAGTTACGCCTTGCGGGTGCATTAAACTACCAGGGTGCAGCTCTTCATACGGGTAGTATGGATAACGGTAAAAGTAACGAAGCTGCTCAGAAGCAAGATAATCTTAAGTCTCTGATGACTAACCTTCAAAATGATATGGCAGTAGTTAATGCCCCGCGTGAGGGTTGGAAGGATAAAGCGAAGGAAGCTGAAGATGCAGCTAAGAAGGCAGACCAGGAACTTAAGAAGCGTGAAGCGGCAAAGAAGGCTGCCAACGCAAAACGTCTACAGGCACAGCGTAACCTTGAGGCAGCTCTAACACAGGTAGGTGAAACTGGGGCGGAGATACGCTTACAGCAGTTTGACAGACAGCAAAAGGCTCTTATCCAGTCAATTACAGACAGTGCTAAAACTCTTGGGATTCCGACAGATCAGTTAAAAAATTATATTGATAAAGCAAATGCAAGCGGTCTAACTAAGCGTAACGATTTGATCAACGGGATGATTGGCTATCAAGATCCAAATCAGGGCTTGAAGGATACAAATAATTTATTAAATTCCGGTGCGTTGGGTTCCAGCCAGAAAAATTATCTTGCAGATCAGCAAGCACAGCGTATCAGTGGTGATAATCCATTTAGCTATAACAATTCCGATCAGCTACTTGAGCAAAACAAGGAAGCTATGGATCTGGAGTTACAGCAGAATGATATGTTACTCAAAGGTCATGAAGACTATGAAAAGCGAAAAGCTGAGATTACTGCTAAGTATAATGCTCAGGCAATTACAATCAGTAACCAGAATGCACAAGATCAATTGAGTATTTTTGGTAATACGGCTGACTCCTTAGCTAATGCAATGGTTGCAGCGTTCGGTGAAAGTAGCGGGGCAGCTAAGGCCGCAGCGGCAGTATCACGCGGAATTACAATTAGTCAGACAATTTTATCAATCCAGTCAGCACTGGCCCAGGCATTAGCTACACCATTCCCGCAAAACTTAGCGGCATATGCACAGGTGGCATCTCTGGGTATGTCGATTATCAGTACTGCAAAGGGTGCAAGTGGTCAGTTCCACGGTGGGATAGATGAATTACCTTCAAGCTATGATAATAAATCATTTGTTCTGAAGGCTGGCGAACGTGTAGTACAGCCGGAGGCAAATAAGAAGCTTACTCAGTTCCTTGATAATCAGAGTTCTGGTAAAACAGAAGGGGATATTATTGTCAATGCACCATTGATTATACAGGGTGCAGTAGCAGATGATGATGCAAAGTTTCAGGAGATGTTGAAGAAGAATGCGAACTCTATAACTCAGGCAGTTAGGGACGCTCAGAAGCGTAACACATAATGTCGTGTGACTATCCTACGGATTTAATTTTATAGATATTAATTCTCTAAGGTAGTCACATAACAATCATAGAGGGAGCCAGGCACTCTCTTTTTATAAATACCTTATGAAATTAATGAGGTATTTTATGGCAAGTTTTTCAAAGAATGTGAAGGTTAATAACTTTCAAATCAAAAGCGTTGAGCCAATCTATAGTAATAAAACATGGACAGGTCAGCGAATCATGCGAAGTACTGGCATTCAGTACTATGAATTGCAATTCCAGCTTAGCTTTAATGTGGCTGATGTTGGTGAAATTAATAGCTTTCTCGCTCAGTACTCCCAGGGTATGCCCTTCACCTTTTCACTAGGTCATTTTAGTACTTACCGTGGATCGCAAACTGGTGCTTTAACTAGTGAAGTGCAAGCAGTTAAGGGTGCTCGTGTTATCAGTACTAATAACAATGCAATGGCAGTAGGTGAACTAATCCAGTTTACCAATCACAAGAAAATCTATCGAATCATTGAAAGTACTGGCAATACATTAACTATCTTTCCGGCACTACAAAACACCGTACAGGCAAGCGAACCGATTATATATGACAACTTAATGATCGAAGCCGTTCTAGATCCAGATAATGATTACTCAATGCCAATTACTAACATAATCACGCTACAGCTAAAAGCAACGGAGAATATTATCTAATGGATGAGAATATTTTAACGAATAAACAATTGCTAAGGTATTGGAACTTAGTAAGAGGCGGTAACAAACAACGCCTTACAACAATGGAAGTTATGAGTTTGGGTGTACATGTAACATGTTTCGATGTACTACCTAAAGGTTTGAATGGTTTTCACTGGACAGATTCACTTATTGATATTGTTCTGGACGGAAACAAGTACATTAGCTTTCCAGATATCATTACTGGTTCATTGCCATCTTTCACAGAAGAGAAAGGTATAAGTAATGATTCAATCAATTTCAAGGTTAGTAATGTCAACCAATCAGTACGGGCATTAGTTTTCGGTGGTAAGTTCAAAGATGCTCAGATGAATATAACCCTAGTAATCCTTAATCCCTATGACAGTACTGTATTGTATTCGATGCGTATGTTTAGTGGATTTATTGACTACGTGCAGGCAGTAGCTGATCCCAATCAGAAAAATAATGAAATGACCATATACGTTAACAGCGTATACAAGAAACTAGACAGACAACCACCCCTAATTGCAGCCAATTCGGTATATCAATCTCTCTATAAAGGTGATGAGTACTTTAGCTTGCTAGGCCAGGTGAATCAGGATCAAATCTGGCGGTACAAATGATACATAACAAATTAATGAAAATCATTCAGTACTCGATTGATAACCCTTACCAGTTTGGTGATAACGATTGCAACTTAATTGTACTCCGCATTATCGATTTGTTTGCAGAAACATCATTATCAATACGTGAATATACGAGCGTTAAAGAGGGTATAGAAGGACTTAATAAGGAAGGGTGGAATCATACCGGGGAAATTGTTGAGGCATACTGTGATGAGGTTACGCACGTTATTGATGGTGACATTTGGCTAGATCCAGATAACCCATTAATTATGGCAGTAGTAATAAGTGGTCGCGTTCTTGGAGTGAATGACGAACATAACGGTTTTGTACTTCAACCAATACCAAAAAAAGGAAAGTATTACAGAGTAAGGAAACAAGATAATGGGTAAAAAAATTGGCGGTTTCGTAGGTGCATTAATTACCGCCGTAGTGGTTGCGGCTGCCGTCTACTTTACGGCTGGAGTTGCTACTACCGCCCTCGCATGGGGGGCTGCTGCCGGGGCAATATCGCTTGTAGCAACAAGTATGCTAGGACAAATTGGTGTAACGGGATATGGTGATGTAACAGATACCCTTAGCCGAAGTACTTCGCCAACAACGGGGTTACCCGTAATATATTCTGGTGAGTTACCGCATAAAAATGGTGTATCCGGTGGCTCGTTTGTACTTACTGGTACTATCTGTACCTGGTACAACATACCTAACAGTGATTCACAATATCTGTTTAGTGAACAGGCAGTATGTTATACGGGCGTGCAAAATCATATTGAGCAAATCTATATCGATAATGAGCCAGTACTAGCAGTTCCAATTACAAGCGATGGGGTTGTACCTACTGCAAACATTGCAGGTAAGTATCAGGGACTATTGCAACTGGAAGTAACATTCGGTGGTGATTATAAAACTACTAAAACCCTAGCTAAACAATATGCCGGGCCTAAATGGACAGATAAATTCTTAGGGAAGGGTGTTTGCACCATTAGTGCAGTAATCAAGAAAACACAGGATTCTTTAGAGCAAAACCTATTAACAAATGATCAGTTTACGATGCAGGTTGAGCTTAAAGGGCAGGAAATTTTATCCCTTGTTACTGGTACTAAATTTGCTACATCAAATCCACCTTCAATAATTTATGATTATCTGACTAATACAATATATGGAATGGGTATTGAGCCAGCATTGATTAATCTCGATACGTTTATTGAAACTGCTGCATATTGTCATCAACTAGAATATTACGCGAACGGTGCGATAAGCTATCAAAGTACATATAAAGAAAACATTGAAAGTATCTTGCAAGTCTTCGGCGGTATTATGTATGTACATGCAGGTCAAATATGCATGACCACAGATCGTAAAACACTCTCTGTTGCATCGTTCGATGAACATAATATGGTTGGTTCAGTACAGATTACTACCAGTGGTGGTACTGATTATTTCAATACTGTTGATGCAAAGTTTATCAACCCATTATCGATGTACGCAAGTGATGTGCTACGTATCCCATCAGATATTACGACAGACGAAGCGATCAAAAGTGACGGGCAGGTAATCACCCTTAGCCGGGATTACTCATGGTGTTACGATCAGGATACATTGGCAAGGATGGTAAATGTTGATGTATTAAAAGCGAAGTATGCATTACGTACAATCAGCTTCACTACCAGTGAGGGCTGGGATCTCAAAGTATGGGATGCGATTGATGTTAAGAATGATGAGTTTGCCATTAATGGCAAGTTCAAAGTACTGTCAAAGGATGTAGCAACCGATCAAGAGAACGTAGGCTATGTAACTATCACGGCAGTTGAAGCACCTGATGCTATGTATGATGGTGTCGATCCGGGTATCTGGTCGCCGGGTGGTGTAATTAATTTCCCGCAGCTAACCGTTATACCGCCTACAGAATTAAATGTTAACCGTATGGGTAACATCACAAGCGGCTCTGTAGTGGAGATGAGCTGGAAAGGCAGTACCGATCCTTACCTACGGGGTTACTATGTCTACTATCGCCTCAGTGATGCAAGCAACTGGACGTATGCGGGTAGTACCTCAAAGTATCAGACCAATTATGAGTTATTCAATCTAAGCGATAGTGACCGTTATGATTTTGCCGTAGCGGCATACTCAAACATTGGGTTAGTCAGTGACAAGTTAACGCTACTGGGACTAGTACCATCCTACAGCTTTGCCTTACCTGCTGTAACTGGCCTTCACCTTGTAAACAACACAGTAAGTCAGTACGAGACGGATAGCGGCGATTTCAACATTGCATGGAACGATCAGACAAGCCTTAAGGTTAACGGGCGTACCTTCTCTGAGTACTTCAAACAGTACGAGGTAAGGATCTACAACGGTACTACTCTCGCGTATACCTACTTTACGCAGCAACCTAGTTTTGATTTTACCTTTGAGAAGAATGCCGCAAGGATTCGTAAACCTACCATTGGGATTATCGCAAGGGGCTATACAAGCGGTACGTACTCTGAAGAGGTCAAGATCACTGTTGAGAACAAGCAGCACAAAGCCCCAGCAGGAAGCTATAAGATTGCCCCTGGCTACAAATCTCTCTTTGTCGATTGGGATGATACTCAATTAGAGCGGGATTATGTGGGTACGTATATCACTATTCAGAATACAGTAAACAGTACTGTAACGAACATGAATACTGCTTCACCACAGTTCACAAGCTTCAATCTGGTTGAGGGTACATACAAGGTTAAGCTAGCCCATTACGATATATTTGGGATCGACAACCTAAACTATACACCAGAGAGTACAGTTACTGTCAGCGGTAATTTTCATTTCTCAGAACAGGATGTAGAAAACATTAATGACATTCTTAATCTTGATACACGTCTTTCTGATACGCTTGATGATGCAATTGCTGCTGCATATGCCAATACCAATACGGTAGTTACACAGACGAAACAGGAATTTGATAGTAAAATTTCTGCAAGCCAAACACTACTACAGACTCAAATCACCGATAATAATAGTGCCATGAGTCAGCGTATCGGTATTGTTGAATCTGGGGTAGGGGATAATAATTCGAAGATTGTTAATCTTACTCAGACAGTAGCAAATAATAACAGTGCACAGACACAATCAATCTCCCAGTTGCAAAGTACTTTCAATAATCAGATCGGTAGTGTTAATACACAGTTAAGTACTAAAGCTGATGCCGCAACGGTTAACAGTTCCTATACGATGAGTGTAAACGCAAATGGTGTAGTAGCTGGTTTTAAATTACTTGCCAGTACTGGAGCTACTAATACCAGTGCAATTTACTTTGCTGCTGATAAGTTTGTTATTGCACCTTCACAGGCTGTTACTACTAATAGCATTGCACCATTCGCTCTTACTAATGGTCAGGTATATTTAAACAATGCTGTCATCGCTTCAGGTTCAATTGGTTCAGCCCTGATTTCACAGGCGAGTATTAATAGTTTACACCTACAACAGGGTTCAGTTAATGAACTTCATGTCGTTGATGGCAGCATTACCAATGCAAAAATTGGCAACTCGATCCAGAGTAATAACTACTATCCAAACTATTCTGGTTGGCAGATCAATAAAGACGGTACTTTCTATATCAATGGTAATGGCGGCACGGGTAGAATAATCATCAATAATAACCAAATTATAATATATGACAATAACGGTGTCTTACGTGTACGTATGGGATTATGGTAATAAATAGGTTAGGGGGATAACCCCTCAATATCTTAAAGGAATATGAAATGAATAATAATTTAATTATCAATGGTGCTGCTTGTAAAGTAACCAGTAGGGATAGGGTTTTTTATAGCAATGGTTGGGCAGTTAACAGTACTGATCCTGAAAATCACTCTTTAAAAATCAGCAAAGACAAAATTGAAATAAAACCATGCATTAAGAAGGACTGAATATGTCACAAGGTCTTCAATGCTGGGATGAGTACGGAAGGTTAATAGTAGATGTTGGTGATTACAACATGCGTTATATCGGTACTGTTAATCTTAACGTCGGTCCTGGAGCTAATGCATGGTCTGTATCTGTACAGGGGATGCGTCAGAATGGATGGTTAGCAATATTGCGTACCAGTCTCTACTGGAATGATTATTACTGCATACCGGGCAATAATGCCTTCACAGTACAGTACCTACCTGTCTCATCACCGTACACGGCAACACTCACATTTGATATATACAAGTACGATGTTTAAGGGGGAACCATGTCAGGTTTCGAGGTTTACAATTCAAACGGTGCATTAACGATAGATTCAAATAATAAATCTATTGTTATGAGTACTGTTAAGGCGATGGGAGGATTGTCAGATACTGGTTTCTATCGGTTCAATAGTGCCCTGGGGGATGGTTCTGTACTGGGGTTTCTTGCGTCAGACTTCTTTCCCGTAACTGGGTTAAGGTGGTTTCAGCCTCAAGTTGATGGTAGCTACTGCTTTCCGGGTGCATCTCTCTATCAGGCCAATACAGGCCGTTTTATGATTTGTTCAAATGCTACAGCTATACAGAGCGGGTATCTTGATGTGTTCGATGCAGCAGGCCAACTAATCTGGAGTGCTGCCAGTGCCGGTACTATGCCACGGATAATGGACTTCTTTACTGTTCCATCATCACATGATCTTGCTACAACTTTGACATTGAATACAAAGTTTGCCGATCCGTGGATCTGCATAAGTCAGTGTCCCGGTAACGTGTCTGATGATGGTACGGCAGGGGGTTACTCTGGAATCATGATCCGCCGTCTTAGCTCAACGCAGTTCCAGCTACAGTACATCAACAGGAATCAAAAATCATACCGTACTGCTATGGGGAATAGCGGGGTACAAATAGCCCTCGCATACTTCACAGGGTACTAAATAATATAATAATAAAAATAATGAGGCAGTTTATGGAAATGGGCGTAATTATCTCTCTCATCATTTCTGGGCTTTGTCTACTCTGGACAATCTACCGTGATAAATCAGGTGATACTACTGAACTATTAGAACGCGTATCACAAGTAGAAACTAAGGTGCTTTTAGCTGAAAGTACTATAGAACGTCTGGAAGCAGAGCAGGATGAAATGAAGAAGATGCTCAGAGGGCTGGAAACACAGATTAACCAATTAAATGTTAAGGTTGAACGTATTTTAGCAATTCTGGAAAGTAACAAAGGGGCATAATAGCCCCTTCGTTATTTGTTTCTAAGTTGTGAAATCATACTATCTATTCGATTTGGGGTCTGACGATACCAGAGAGAATCCTTAGCCTGTTTAATCGCTTCACTGTAGTTTTGCGTTTTCAATGCTGTAATCATCTTCCTGAACTTCTGAACACCACCTAATCCTAACTGAAAGATCATGATAATAATAAAATCATTCCAGTCATCGGGTAGAGTAAGTTGTAGTACTTTCAAGTTGGTTCGTGCAATAGCAATATCTTTATCAAGTAATGCATCAGCTTGTGTTTCGGTAAGGCCAGTACTGAAATCTTCACCACGTTTAATCAAATGACCATAGCCAATAGTGGCGAACCCTTCACTATCATAATAAGGGTAAAATTTACCATTGCGGTAGTACTTCATCTTTGTCTGGTAAGCTACTGTTCCTTCATATTCCTTTAATCTTGTTTTTATATCCATTGAATAAATACCTTATAAATTATTAATAAAGGTATTTATATGTGTGAATGGAATTATGCTGATACCTGGACAGAACAGGATGTAACTGATGGTAGGTATGCTGGTTTTGTTTACATGTTTCAGTTTGAGGATGGTACTAGCTATATCGGGTCAAAGCAGATTTATAAGCGAGTTAAGGATCGTAAGAAGATTAAGATTACTTCAATAGAAAATGGGTGGCGTGAGTACACCAGTAGCAGCAAGGTTGTAAATGGTAAGATTGATAATGGTGATAACTATAAAAAAACTATCCTATGGTGCTTTCCTACTATGAACGAAACGCTATTGGTTGAAACCATTCTCATTCTTTCAGAAGGTCTAAAGCCCCATAATCTTAATCTTGCAGTTATGCATAAAGCAAGATTACCAACAGGTGAGAACAAACGCCGCTTACATGGAATAGTGCAGGAGCTACTTTCATGGTTAAACTGAAGGATTAAATATATATGTTAAAAGTAAAAATAAATGGATTGGATAACTCAAGGACTTATCTTAATAAAACAGGGGGGAAACTCGGTAGAAACTTCCAGAATGAAATAATCAAAAGGTCAAGAGAACTATCCATTAAGATGCAAAAAGATTTAAACGATTCTGTAGATAAAAGTGCAGTACCATTTACTAACCGTGCAGTACTGTTCCTCTATAGAAAGAAAGGTACTGGTGTTAGTACTACAATCATGATCAAAGATATTCAGGCTCATTACCTATATGAAGTACTGGTACAGCCAAAAGCTATTGATAAGTTCATACCTACCAGCAAGGCACGTTTAACCAGTCAGGGGAACATTGCAGGGCTAAAACGAAATCTCTCTAATGGTCGCTTCAAGGTCGTTAAGGGTAAGAATGGTAAAGAACGTCTGGTTGATACTAAACAGAAGAAGAAAGAGAAACGTGTGATCGCAGTACGTGAAAGCAAGAGGCGAAAGCTAATCTACGATTTCTATAGAAATGCAGAGAAGGGGGCAGTACTGATAATGAGTGATATACGTGGCTCGTTTATAGTTAAGAAGGGATAAGATGAATTTTGAAGAACACTATGGTGAATTGACTGGAGAAATCGAACTAAATGGCATAGTACCATATGCTAACAGTATGCCAATTCACAAATGCTTTCTAGGTAAGAAATTCCAGAAAGTACTAAAAAAGAAAAATATTAATATTGAATACTTTATGAATGTTTGCTTTGAAACGCAGCAGGATTTTACTGAGGGTGAGTTACTAACATGGTCACTACAGAGTGAAGGAATGGACGTTTACGCAATAGAGTGCAAGAAGCTCTTTGTGAAGGGTAAACACTTCTGGGTGTACTGTGTGGGGATCATTGAATGATAAGCGTACTATTTGAACTGATGAGGTCCGGGTTAGACTTCTTCTTGAAGAAAAAAACCATCGAAAAAGAAGTAACCCAAACTAAAGCGGATGGGCAGATTGAAACCAACAAAGAAGAGATTGAGAAAGTTACCTTTCACTGGCGTAACGCTCTGGGATTTGTGATTACCCTAATTATCCTCTACAACTGGATCATTGTACCCGTACTTGATGCTTTCGGTATTGTGGTAATTCAGGTTCCATTAGGCCAATTACTTCAGGTATTATTGATTATGGTAGGTGGAAGCTAA